ATCAAGCCACTGCTAACAGTGCCGCCACTTACAAAGTCAGATGACACATACCGATCAATACCCATAATCGCATTGCGCGTTGCAGGCGGAATGATCAGGTTACGGCCTTCCATTGGTACATTGTTGTCATCCATTTTTTGGATCATGTCACGGAAAAAAGCATCCGTGAACTCGTCACCAGCTACCAGAGTGTCATCAGTGTACTGAGTGGTAGTGCCGTTATCATTAAAGAAACAGCCAGTGTGCTGGTAGTCAGTGGCGGCAGGGCTAAATACAACAGCGCCACCATCACCAAAACCAGTACCAGCCGCATGAAGGTCATTGTCAACCTGAACAGCCAGAGAGTAACCAGCATCTTCAGTGTAGAACTGACGCAGAGAGGACAAAGCCTGTACCTCTACGATGTCCTCAATCAGACGCGAGTATTCAAAGTGACGATTAATCGTAACCTGAAGCTCTGATTCAGTGTTGGCAATGATTGTTACCGCAGTATCAGCCGCCTTAGCGTTGGCATCACCACGAGTGGGCTTGGGAATATGAATAACGTCACCCTTTTTGCCATTCATAGCGATACGCTTGACAAGGGGAGCCATCTTCAAGTTCTTTTGATAAGAAGCAATAATCTCATCGGACCAGATTTCTGGTACAAAAGTTGCCGCTTCTGTTAATGCGGTATTACCCGCCGCGCCAGGATAAGTTGCTGTAGCCATGATCTATCTCCTTTAGGCTATTTAACTCGACCCTCCGCGTAGGCTTTGAGAATTTCATCTGACAAAGCGTTATAACGGTCTGGGTCTTCTTTCATAAGCTTAATAATGTCAGCACGACGATAACGCTTTTTGTTTGACCTTTCCGCTGTACCACGAGCATTGCCTGTTGTTGCTGATTTCACGGCACTCTTACGACTTGCACGCTCTGCATTTGCAGTTTGTTGAACTATATTGCTTCGTTCTTTCCAAAGCGAAAATAGCTCATGTGCTGAGTCATAGTCATACGCTTGATCTGCATTTACAAACAATTGTGTCCTAACCTTTGATCCTTTAATCCAATCAGCAAATTTAGGGTCTTGCAGAATTTGATCCATATCAGGATGATTTGATCTCAACTGAGCAAGAGTAGCCTGTTGTTTGTACTGTTTAGTGTACGTTTCTGCCTCTTTGATCTTAGGATGATTGTTAATAGCTCGATCAACAGCACTTTGCGGGTCAACAAAAAAGTCAACATCATTTGACTTGTCATCTTCTTGCTGTTCCTGAGGTGCTTGTTTAGTTTCGAGTTCTGTCTGGATATAGTTATCAACCAACTTTCGCAGTTCACCAACTTCCGTACTCTGCTTGCCTGAAAACTTCTCAAGCTCTTGATTCATCTGTACAAGTTCTTGAACAGACTTACCACGATACTTTTCTGGAATATCAGGCTCTTGAGATTGCTCCTCTTCTGGAATCTCAATCGCTTGATCTTGTACATCCTGCGAAACGTCAGACTCTTCTACATCTGGACGCTCATCAATAATTGTCGCTCTTGACATCATTTAAACTCATTCCGCCTAATGGTTATGGAATCATCGGGCTTGACTCTCCTCGCGTCGAGCTTCCCGTCCTTTTCGACCAGCTTCCTCATGTTCTCGCACCCACCTCATGTGCCTGCCAGGGAAATCCCCAGTAGACCCATCCAGCACGAAACTTGATGCTGAAGCGATCTTTTCTGCTAAGGCACCACACTTGCACCTACTAACTGTGGTTCCGCCTTCTACAAACTCTTCAAATATATGACCGTTTTTACAACGAAAGTCAAATATCTTGTACATCTTCTTTTTGCAACTCTTCAAAATTGTTGTTTACAGTAGACTCAAGGTTCAACAAATATGCCAAAACATTTAGCTGTCCTTTGCGGATATACAAATCATCCGAGTCTTTTGTAGCTTCAACACTATTGATTGCCAAGGCATTTTGCCTAAGCTCTTCGATTAACTGCTTCCACCCATCAGTGGTAAACAGGTCGAAATACTTGTTGTAATACTCTTCAACTTCTTTATCAATAGAGGCCATAAGGTTATCTCTCTCCTAGTTCGATTTTTTCTTTGCCGGTTTCCGCCTCCTCCCTGAAGCTGTTACCGCATACTTAATTGCTTTTGGTCCTGTTTTCTTTCGCTTAGCCGCATCCTTTTCAGCCTTGCTCATTTTTGCAGCTACAGCCTTAGGCCTACAAGCTGGGTATGGACGTTTAGAGCCTTTGGCTTTTTTACGTCCACACTTTTTTCCGGTTTTGATGTCAACCCATTCTTCCTTAAACCACTTAGTCAAGCCGTCCTTTGGCTTAGGCATAGGTTCCACCACGCTTTTTGTATTCTCTAACAAGCCATGCATTCGCATAGGCGCTAGGATATACATCAAACTTTTTCTTAGCCTCAGCCTTAACCCGCGAGTAAAGAGCCTTGTTCTTTACATTATCAGGTATGGCGCCTTTCTTCTTTTTAGGCTTGGCTTTTGCTCTTTTTTTAGCTGGCATTATTTCTTGGCCTTTTTCTTTTTCTTTTTAGGTGGCTTAGATTTAACCATATATTGTTTACTTCCACCGCTTTTATACGCCATCACAGCCTCCTACTTGCCCTTATGAACCTTTTGAACTTCAAAATTAGCTGACTTAGAAGCACCTTTGTGTGGTTTATACCCACCAGCAGGATCCTTCATAAGCTTAAAACTCTTGCCGCTCTTCATCCAATGATAACCTTTAGGCGCAGGAACTTTCATATCTTCACCATTTTTTGCAAGACCAATATCTAGCTGTAAGCTTGTCTGGTGGACTTGTATCACATTTATGTCTGGCACGAAAAGATTTTCTTCTTTTTGGCTGATCCTTTTTAATGGTCATTTTTGCATCGCCAAATCGGATAAGCTTGGTTTTGTCACCTTTCTTAGCTACCACGACGAATTTCTTTGTAGGGTGGTTCGGCGTTCGCTTCGGCTTGTTGTACGCGCTTACCCCTGCCCTTGCTAGCTTTGGATCTTTTTTCTTCGGCATCAAATCTCTCCTCCAGGTAATCCAGCTTGGCCTTCAATTCCTTCAAGCTGTCGGACTGCTCCTTGAATGCCGCGTTGACTTGGTTGAGGAGGTTGTTGATTTCGGTTTGCGTCATTAACATTGATTTCTTTCCCTTCAAGCTCTCGCTCTTTTAAAAGCCTATCAGCCACTTTAAGTCTACGCTCAAACTCTTTGTCATCAGAGTCACCCTCTTTAAGATTCTTTGTAACAGCATTAATCCTATCAATTTCAAGCTCTTGCGGAGCAATCTCTGCTTCAATAGCAATCTTAGTAGCCCGTGCCTGCGATTCTGCAGCCTGACCATTCAATGCATTGGTTTGGCTCTGCTGAAGCTCAATCTGTGCCTGCTGAGCAAGCATTGCCATTTGCTGAGCCTGAGGATTCGGCTGTGCCGCCTGTTGCATGGTAGCAATAAGCTCTTCGCGGTTGCTTAGATTCATGTTGTCAATAATGCTCTGAATCAGAACAGGATACATTGGACTGTTTTGCTTCATAGTCTGTAACAACTGTACTAGCTGAGTAACCTCATACTCCCTAGCAATAATGCCAAGGGTACTGGTTGCTACAAACTTATAGTCTGCTACAGGATAGTTTTCTGGATCGAACTGCATGTAGCGATGAGCCGCCTTGGTAACAAACGGCAGAAGAAATGATTGTTGAAAATTAATCAGAGTACGCTTGTGACGCTTAATAATAGCACCCAAAGACATACTAATCCCAGCAGCAGTCGCCTCTCCATTAACCTGTCCCGCAATTCCTGCGGAATCCACCGCGCCAGTTGCTTGTTGCACCATATTTTGAAGCGCCTGAGCCTGAGCGAATGTAATTTGCCCGACCTGACCAAAGTTAAACGGTTGAAGAACTTCACGCGGATCTCCATTTGTCAGTATCATCTTGCCGGGGCGAACCTCTGGCTTAGCCCCTCTAGGAAGCCGTGTAGCGTCGATAGCGAGCATTGGATGAATTGTTAGACTCAGAGCATCAATACGCGCTCTAAGCTCTGTATCGAGCGCCTTTTGGCTGTTGTAGCCTTTCTCACAAACCCCACGACCCCAGAATCGCCCAGGAACTACATCGTAAGGAAATGCAACAACAGGTCTATCACCCATCATGTAGGGGTTTTTTGTGGCCTTAAGCAGTGTGCCACCGTTGGCAATAACAACAATAGCTTCGACATACATCGAATCTTCTTCAACTTCGACGTCTTCAGCCTCAAGAAGCTCTCTAGGCACAAGCCCGTAGTACTTGGTCAGCCGAACCTTATCATCGTTGTAGATTGTCAGGTCTTGATCTGGTTCAAGATCAGTATCAGAAGCTGCAGATTCAATAACGCCTTCTTTATAAACACCCTGCTCTTGCAAAATCTCAACTGTATGCTTGCTTACAAACTCATCAATCGCCACCCCATACGCATCATCAATAGATGTTGCTACAGGATCAATCAGAAAGTTTTGCGGTAGTACAGGCTTTAGCTTAACAACAACACGATCTGTTACATTGACACCAACCGCTTGAAGGTCACCACCCATGATTGGCTCTGACGCTGGAGCCATCTCTTTAATTTCCTCAATAACCACTTCACCGATGCCAGTTCCAAAGACAGCCGCATTAATAAGGCATTCGGCAACAGCCTTTCTGACCTGACAGGCCTCAAAGTCTTCATTGAGTTTCTTGCGTAAATATAAAACATCTTGCCTTTGACCATCAGTGAAATCATCAGCAATATCAAACCACTTTCCGCGACCAAAAGTCGCCTCCTCCAACTCCGCGACATTCGATTCAACAGCCTGCTGTAGTGCGGGACTAATAATCCTAGACCGCTCTGATGCCCGCTGGGAATCTTCTGGGTTCCATTGTCCACGCCATAGCCGATAGTACTCTTCAAAACGGTCTTCATAGTTTGATTCATAGTAATCCCGCCAGCTTTCGCACTTTGTTATGACCCACTCGCTAAGTGACTCTTGAATCATCATGGGGTCTGGGCTGTAAATTTCTTCTGCCATA